GTATATCTGGAAGGTATGTAGATTTTAAAGATAATTATTACAAGATAGATAATTTCAGAATTCAAAGTAAAAGTAGTAAGCAAGGCAGCGGAGAAGATTTAAAGCCATTTTATAACTATGAAGCACAAAGGATTCAAAACCTTGTAATAGATTATTGTTCTAATGCTTATAAAGAATTACTTGAACTTGGTGTAGCAAAGGAACAGGCGCGTACTATTTTACCTTTAAATTTGGAAACTACTTTTATCTGGACAGGAAGTTTATTAGCTTACATTAATTTTTGGAAGCTAAGAATCACAAGAGATACACAAGCCGAAACAATGCAAATAGCCCAGGATATGCTACATGAATTAAAGTTACGCACAAATAGTTTTGAGCATTCACTAAAAGCATTTCATATATGAAAAATTTTGATGAAATTAGAGGTCTTCGCTATAACTCCGATAAACTCCGCTACGACCTTATCCCTCCTATTGCCAACCGTGAATATGCAAAAGTATGGACACAGGCATTAGGTAAATATCCAGAGGGGAATTGGGAAAAAGGTATGCCATGGACAGAGGTAATAGCCAGTGCAATGAGGCACCTGGAAGCGATAAGGCTGGGAGAAGATATAGATGCAGAATCGGGACTACTTCACGCTGCACACTTACAGGCTAATGCTGCAATGCTCACCGAATATTATTTTACTAAACAAGATTTTGATAACCGTAAAAAATACGAGAAATGAAACAAACGGCAGTTGAATATTTATTACAAGAATTTAGTGAAATTATTGGAAGAGTTAATTTTACAGTTACGCAAGACTTATTTATAAGAGATGCCGTTATAAAAGCCAAAGAAATGGAAAAGGAGAATATAAAACAAGCTTACAATGATGGTAAAGCGGCTGTTATACACATTGAAAATAATATGTCCCTTGAAGAATATTACAATAAAACTTTTAAAAACAAAATAAAATGATTTTAACCGACAAGACAATTAACGACGAAATTAGCGAAGGTAACATCGTAATTGAGCCATTTAACCCTAACAATTTAGGAAGTAATTCTTATGACCTTACCTTGTCAAATAGCTTAGTTCTTTATACTGAAAGTGTATTAGATGTAAGAAAGAAGAATCTTAGCGCACCGATGGTGATTCCTCCGGAAGGATTAATATTGCAGCCTAATGTTATTTACCTTGCCTCTACTGTCGAATATACGGAGACACTGCGCCATGTGCCAATTTTGCAAGGGAAATCAAGCCTCGGAAGATTAGGATTATTTGTTCATGTTACTGCCGGCTTTGGAGATGTTGGCTTTAAAGGATTTTGGACATTAGAACTTATTGCAGTGCAAAGAATTAGGATTTATCCAGGAATGAAGATTGCCCAAATTGTTTACCATGAAATTAGCGAGATGCCGAAAGTTACTTATGATAAAAAAGAAGATGCTAAATATTCTAATCAAGGCAGTGAACCAGTAGCAAGTAAAAATTATTTAAATAAATAAAGATGAGTGAAGAAAATAAAGAATTGGCAAACATGGCAGCTAAAGGCATTGTCACCGTTGGTGGAGTAGTAACTGCTTTATGGATTATTTACTATTTATACGATTTATTATGGAAGTAGAAATGAATAAATATGTCATCAAATATGAGGATGGCAAAAGCGTATCAGTAAGCGCAAAGAACCTTGAAGAAGCTATTGATAGGTTTAAAGAATTGCGGATTGAAACTGCAACAAAAGAAATAAGGGTTATGTCATCCTGGGAGATGTTTAATAAAAACAAACCAAAAATTTAGGTATTTTAAGCATAAGTAGCAATTATTTAGGTGCTAAGATTATTTCTTAGCACTTTTTTTTATAATTATTTTACATAAATATATACAACTTATTTATTTTATATTACTTTTGTAATGTCATTATGACAATCACTAAACACCACAACAAAATGAAAAGAAATTTTAACAATCAAACTTTTGAATGGCTATTTAATGACATCGCCTCATCCATGCCAAAGATTATTTTTGTAGGTATTATTTTAACTTACCTTATCACAGCTGCACTAAATGTGTACTTCCTTCCACTTCCTCTACTGCTCTCTATCCCTGCCTCTCTTATGTTGCAGTTTGGCAGATTTGCGATTGTGTTTATTGACTTTTTAAATCCAAGTGAGAAAAGATCACCTTATCCTGCCAAGGTTGCTGCAGGTGCTACCGTAGTTGCATTGTTAGAATTGTATTTTTCTATTCAAGGTCAAAGCACTGGTGCAGAATTTTACGCAATGTTTATTTTTATAGGCACTGTTATTTGCTTTGGATATTTTTTAGAGATTCAATTTATCGAGAAGGGTATAGAAGCCTACGGTATTGGCATGAAAGCACCAAGAAAGCGCAATACAACGAAGAAGGAAAAAGAGCCCGTTAAAATGAACACTACAGTGCGTAGTGTACAATTATCATTAGCTATTATGTTAGTATTGGCAGTAACTACTGTAAATGGGCAGAATAATCACTTTATGGCATATAACACCATGAGCCTTGAAAAGATAGGAGATAAGATGCTGGAAAGATGCTATTATAGTGAAGCTGATGATAGCTACACAGTTGATACTATTCACTATGATATGTTAGATGGCATAAACTTGTGGGATGGTTATTCAAGGACTACTTATGATAACTGCTTATTCATGACTTTTGGAACACAGCAATTAGAATATTTTCCACTAATGGGAATATGGAAGCATGGTAAAAAATACTATGACTATCATGGTTTACTAAAATTTGTAAGTAAATACGTTAAACGTAACTTCTTAAATAAAAAGATAAATTATGATGAAATTCGTAGGCATAGATCCAGCCATGAGGCTAAATGGTTTGGCAGTATGCGTGATTGATGATAAAAAAGTATATTTTGGAAGGTATAAGAATCTGGCTGCATGGATAATGGATAGCCTTACATGGGAGAGAGATTGTGCTATTTGTGTAGAAGATTCTTCCCTCCAAAATATCACTTTTCGTAAACACGCAAATGTAAAAGCAAGTAACAAGATTAGCCGAAACGTAGGCATGAATCAAGGAGCATCCAGGACTATCATTGACTTATTAGAATTAAATGGCCATAAAGTAAAAGGTATTTCACCGCAGCACAAAGGCAGCAAATGGACTATTGATTACTGTATGTCAGTCATAAAAGCAATGAAGTTAGAGGTGCATGGGAATAAAAAACTATCTCAAGACGAAATAGACGCTTTTCAAATAGCGTTAATTTCTAAAACTTATTACGAAAATGATGCAAGAGTTGGTTGTAAAAAAGAAACTCCAACGGTTGAACCTGGCATACATGGAGGAGACAATGAGACGAAAGATTAATTATTTTTACGTCGATTATTTAGCCACCAGGATACGACAAGAAGAAACTAAGCTAACACTTTTAAAAATAAACAGTAATGGAAGCAACTAAATTTTTAAAAACTAACGAAATTAATCAAGGTTTAATAATGGTTGAGAAATACCCTAAACCGATTAATAAAAATAATGTTGTAAATACTAATAGTGGTATATTGCAATTTTACTCCGGCAACGATGGCTCTGGAAGGAAATTTTTAGAGTACATGAATCCTGAGAGAATGTTAGCTATATTATTTATGATTATAAATAATACTAGTGAAAAAGATGAAGTAAAAGTAAAAGCATCTAATATGTTTAAAAAGATATTAAAGACATAGGTTAGTGGTGAGTAATAGTGTTTTGTTTGGCCGCAGGTGTTATTCCTGCGGCTTTTTTATTACCACTCCACACCTTGCGCAATGGCATATTCAAGAATGCCCTTTGCGTGAGCTTTAGCTATTGCCTCTTGCCATTCTCTGTCAATCATTAACACAGCATCGTTATAATTGGTAAAGAATCCATTCTCTGTTAAAACGGCTGGCACCTTTGTAGCCGTGAGCATTTGAAACCTTGCTTCTTTATCAAGGTCACCATCACTGTAATCATGCCTATGCACCCATCCAGGCGTAGCATCTTTTATTTCATTGCCTATCATGGTAGCAAGGAGATCCGACTTTGTTTCACCGGGAGAGGTAAACACTTCCCATCCTCTGGCAGTTGTTGAAGCTGCGGCATTGCCGTGAATGGAAACAAGTATAGTTGCTTTGCCTAATGTAGAATAGCTATTTACAAGCTGGCATCGTTTGTTAAGTGATGTATCATTGATAGGTTCATATACTGGCTTAACTTGAAAACCATAATCAATAAGAAACTGCTCAAGAAAATTGGCAACGGAGCGATTAAACACACCCTCAAAAAACCATCCATAGGAATGGAATTTACCATGTTTATGTTGGAAGCATTTAGAAGGATAGGTAACATATTTATCAGGCCCTATACCTTTTCTTAACCCACCATGCCCAGCATCCACGCATACTACAAAATCATTTGCTTTCATATTTTTTATTATTTTTAAGGGGAATAGAAATCAATCTACTCCCCTCGGCTGCCTAAGGTAGCGAATCCTGCTGCGCCTATAACTTGAATCCGATTAATGCAAAAGCCGCACTAATGATTGATAACTTTGCAGGTAATTTTACCTCAATTTCCTTCCCAGCGCATTCCCTCGATGTCTCCTTTATCTTATCCCAAATGATTTGAGCAAGTTGGATATATTCCCTCCACGTGAATTTCACCTTGTTGCCTTCAAGATGAACGTTTATTTCACTTGCCAGCTCCGCAAAGTTCATCGAATAACAAGCAACATCACCCATTGGTGACTTTATTCCATCTGCATTTTTCAATGCCTCTTTTAAATTAGTCTGCATATTATTTATTTTAACGATTAAAAAAACGTGTGATTAAAACGCCAAGGTTTACGCCTGTAATGCGTTTAATATTTTCCGAAATAGAATAAAGCTCCACCGTTGCAATCAAGAACGCTGCCATGTACGTAATGTTGAATGGAAGGCTAAACGTATTCCTTGCACCCTCGAATATGAGTATAGCGCAAAAATACACTATTATTTTTTCTATTGTACGGTAAAGTCCACGGCTGTTTATCTTTTGCCCTTCTTTCTTTGCTGCAATGATACCCGTTCCCATGTCAGCAAAAACCACAAAAATTGTAAAAATTAAAAATCCCTTTATTGGTACGAAAAACGAAAAAATATATCCACAGCAAATCGCGTATGTTATTTTCTCCCATCCAAGGTGCAAAAAGTTTATTAAGGTTGTTTTCATCGAGTTACTTTTAACTGCCTCAAAATTACTTTGCCATCCTGTGAAATATACCTATTTTTTGCCTCCTCCCAATACAGGTCAACAAATTGTCCTAACACTGGATAACTTATTAATCGTATCGCAAACTTTGAAAATACAATAGCATTTTTTGGCGTTGAACCTTCGACAATGTACCTGAATGCACTTGTATTTTTATTGTAATTAAAGTCAACGGCTGCCGTTATTCCAAGTGACGTTATTTGCCATTTGTTATCTGTGTAAAATGCCTCATTGTTTTTTAAAATAGTATCCAATGGATTTTTGCCCGTCAATTCTTGAATGTTATTATTCTCTCTTATGGCTGCCGTTGTTTTCCTTCCGAAGTCATAATAAGCAATTACCTTGTCAGCAAAGTTATTTGCATTGTTTTCAAAACTTGCCATAGCACCATTATATAGTTGACTTGTATCACCAATAATGGAAGCCTTTTCGTAATACCCACCGTCTGTATAATCTGCACGGTAAATAAGGTAATAAGCATTGTCAATAATTTTAACATACGATGTATCAAAAGTGATAGATTGTGCACTTAATTGAGATACAAATAATAAAAAGAAAATGATTTGTTTCATGTTTATTTTTTTAAGTTTATTAATACATTGGAGCATAGGATAAAATATACCATTTAGTGCCATCGCTTTGTATAGTAGTACAATAACCACCAACAATGTCAACACTTGAATTTTCACCATCAGTTCTTACAAATAAATTTGACGATGGAGTAACTAATGTTAACGCCTCATTACCCTCGGGTATATCGAAAATTGAGATTATAAATTTAACACCAACTGCATTAGACGCATTAGGAATAGTCAATGTTTTATCCGATGTTAATGTTGTATAAATAATTGTATGATTATCAGTTGTAGCTGTATAATCTGCATTACTTATTTTTACAATAGGTAATCCCATATTTTTTTTAAACAAAATATTTCCTTCAAATCTTGCAGAATCATTTAAAATAGTTTTGCCGTCAACTGTTAAAGTATTAGATAAATTTGTTGCACCAAATACACCTAATGTTCCATTCACGTCAAGCGTCTTCGTTGGTGATGCGTAACCAATGCCCACGCGATCCGTCGAAGCATCTACGAAAACCATGTTTGCGTTGCCGTCGCTTTCCACGCGAAAGTCGGAATCAGTTGAGCCTTCATTGAACACGGCTGAGGAGTTGACGGTCAAAGGTGCGGACAATGTCGTTGCGCCTGTGACGCCGAGGGTGCCATAAAAATTTGAGTTGCCATCAACGTCTATATTAAATGCTAAAAATTCAGAAGGATTTGGATTTCTTCTTGTGTAAAAACTATAACCTCCTTGAGTGCCTCCAATAGTTGATGTTCTGAATTGCATATTACTTTCGGCGGTTGGAACTATTATTTGCCTTCTTATTTCATTGCCTGTTTTAAAATCAATTCGTGTTGGAGTATTATTATCTGCTCCTTGTAAAGTAAATATACCTTGCGTAGTTGTATTGTTTATATTTAACCCTGTAAATGTTCCTGTTGTTCCTGTCAACGCGCCTGTTACACCGAGGGTGCCGCCGATTGTAGCACTATTTACAATAGTTAAGTTACCTGTTGGTGTTATAGTCATTCTATTTGTTCTTACCGTTCCAAATCCTGTTAAAAAATTTAGGCTGCCAACATCAACTCCTACACCATCACCAGATGATTCAATAGATGCACCGTAATTTAAAAAACCGCCATCATTTGAAGAAAATATTAATTTTCCATAGCTTCCAACGTCTGCTGAAGATAATCTTAAAATTGAATTACTACTTTTAGAAATACCTAAATCTCCACTCAACGTTCCCCCTGTCAATGGCAAATACGTTGAAGCCGCCGTTCCCGTTCGCAAGTAATTTGTCAGCATCGAAGCCGTGTCAGATATATTTAATTTAGCTGCAAATCTTGAAGTAAGGTTTAATGAAGTTGTATCTGCATCTCGAAAGTAGGGCGTAAGCATGGAAGCCGTGTCACTTGTTAATAACGCCGCCGTTGTGTCGCGCCAAAGTCCACTCCTGTAATACAAAGAAGACCTGTCAACGGGTGACGTTATTGAAACATCATGAAGCTCTGATAATTTATAACCCGATGCTACGCGTATGGCTATTGTTCCATTATTTACCGAACTATTAATACAAAAGCCAATAGGCATATCAATGTTAGGCGCAATAGGTTCAACGTCTGTCCAAACTCCTGCCACCGTTGGCGAAGGGTAAAGGATCGCGCCAGCCGCAAAAGTATCAGTGTTAACTTGTCTTATTTTGCCGAAGGAAATAACGTACCCATCTTCACCATCGGTCAAATCATGAGCCGTTATTCCAAGTAAATACTTTGCATCTATTGAGCCGTTGGCGATAAACTTTGCAACCGTTATTCTCCCACTTGCGCCCACCGTGCCATTGGCGTAAACAAGGCTACCTTTTGTAATTGTTGAGCCTGTTTGATTCTTAACAAGCCAAAAGTTTTTGAATCCAAGTTCATTAGGTACATTGTCATTTAATCCAAGTACCACTGTTGCCAAATCGGAATCCCATCGCATTTTTGCAGTATCGACATTATTTGTCGGAACGCTGACATTGAAAAACAATGAATCCACGGGCTGAGTGAAAGCCGCACCGCCACCGCCAACCAAGTTCCAGACGTTGGAAGTAAAGTCAAATGAATACATTTTTAAATTAACGGTATCAAGAATAACCCATGCGTTTTGATTGTTTATAGGTTGAATGGAAGCCGTGTCGGAAATTGAACCGCGCCAAACAAGCCCGTCGGCCGTGGTCTGGAAACCAAGTCGTTGCTTGTTACCGGTGTTTGGAAATTGGGCAAAAGCAAAAGATGAAGCTAAAATAATTAAAACGATTGATAGCCCTTGCCGTTTGTTGCCTACATTGTCAATAGCTTTTCCAATAAACTTTCTGGCTATTCCCATGACTAATTCATTGGCTAAAAATTTGGCAATATTCCCAACGGCTTTTAAAAACTTTCTTTCTTTTTTAGGTGCTTTTATTTCTTCCATTAATTTATGTTTATAGCAAATACAATGTAATTACTTCCATCGTAATGGCTGTTTGAATCTATGGTAATGGTTGCAGGTAATGTGATAGTATATTGACTATCTACTAATTTTTGCCCATTCTGGTAGACGTGAATTGAAGCGTTTAAATTAGTTGTGGGTAGTTTTCCGCTATTCTGTGTCCATGTTAAAATATTGGATGTCGTATCAAGAAATTCTTGATTAAATATTGCAATGGCTGAACCTGTAACCGTGACATTGTTTATTGTCTCTGTAACATTATTATTTACCACTCCACCACTTCCGGCATTGTTTGCCACCTGGTCAAAGTCACGAGGTTTAGATAATACTGTGCGTTCTGTATAGTTAGGCATCTAATTCTA